TTCAAAAAGACCCTCAAAGCCGACCTTCTACCCGACACTCAGAATGTACCCAACATACCTAAGGGCCATATGCCCTACACGGCTTCGTGTATCAAGGGATCAGCAAACGTCATCTGGTTCCACTCCATACTCAATAGCTATTCTCCGTTTGACCAGATCAAGCTGGCTCTGAGGGGGAGGGGACCTTACGAGGTAAAAATCCGCGCGTACGGATGGGCCGAGTCATTGTCCGGCTCGCAGTTCCCGCGTTTCGGTGAGCCGAACATAATACCGCCGGATAGGATACCCAAGGAGGGCACCAATTATATGGTGGTAGACCCTGCCGGAGCTAGGAACTGGTTCATGCTTTGGATGCGCGTCGACAAGGATGGCAACAGGTACGTCTACCGGGAGTGGCCTGACATAAGCATGGGCGAGTGGTCCCTGAATGGCGATAAGCCTGATGGGAAGCCCGGCCCGGCTCAGCGCCAAGGGGCTGGCATGGGACTCATAGAGACCAAGCAGCATATACGATCTCTCGAAGGCGATGAGGTGATCTTCGAGCGCTACATTGACCCTCGCGCCGGGAATGCCACAGTCATCAACAAGGAGGGCGGCACTACGCTCATACAGCTTCTAGAGGAGGAGCCCGAACCCATGTGGTTTACTCCGGCCGCCGGCCTTCGCTTGGAAGAGGGAGTGAACATTATCAACGACTGGTTCTCCTATGATCAGAACCAGCCTATCAGCGCCATCAACCAGCCGAAGCTCTACATCTCCGAAGACTGCATCAACACGAGCTGGTGCATCCGCGAGTGGACCGGCTTGGACGGCGAAAAGGGCGCAAGCAAAGACCCTGTGGACTGCCTTCGGTACCTTGCCGTGATGCAGCCAAACTACGCGGACGACAAGACCTTCAAAGCCGTCGGCGGAGGATCATACTAATTCCCATGATATCGATACCTGCGGGCACGCCCCCCTTGCTTCGCCTCGCCGAGGCTCAGAGCATATTCAACATAAGCAAGTCCACGTTGTTGCGCATGAGACGCCGTGGCGACGTCAGGACCTACAAGACCACCGGAGGACAGTTCATGTTCTACCGGGACGACCTGACCGAACACATTTCCAAGAACACCAATGGCAAACATCAAGTACAAGGATCACAGGAACCAGCGTGACCAGCTAGCTTACCACCAGCGGGTACCGGATATCCAGTTCCTGCTGAACGAGTATCAGCGCTCCGCCTTCTTCGGCACGATGGTGTCGAAGATGAACTATGCCGACGACATTCGCCTAGCTCGCTGGCCCGGCCAGACCGACGACGGCAAGAAGCATAGCTACGCGCGCCCCGACGGAGACCCGGCGTTTCCGTTTGAAGGCGCCTCTGACGTTCGCATCCGCCTAGTCGACAGGCTCATCAGAGAGCAGAAAGCCTTGCTCATGCACTCCTTCAAAGCCTGCACACTAAAGGTCGGAGGCACGGAGATCAACGACACCATGTCCGCGGCTTCAGCCACGAACCTGATGAGGTGGCTTATCGAGACCAAGATGAAGCTTGAGCTCCATAAGGAAGCCGAGCTTACGGCAGACTACATGCTTCACTACGGATGGTCCATCGTGCAGATCGGATGGGAGCGAGAGGCCGGCAAGCGCATCCAGCCGATCACGCTGATGGAGCTTGCCGAGGCCGCACAGGCCCAGCAGATGGCTGGCGCCGACGGGCGCATGGGCGCCATGGTGTCCGCCATACAGGACCCCTCGAAGGAGGACTACGCGCTGCAGCTCATGATGGCATACCTGCCCGATCAGGCTGAGCCCGACCTAAGAAAGGCAATCAGGGAGCTCCGCGAAACCGGAGAGTCCAGCTTGTCGCAACCTTTCATCGCCAAGAACCTCCCGGTCGTCACAGCCCTAAAGCCTTATGACGAGGTGTGCTTCCCCCCGGAGACGAGCGACCTGCAGAAGGCCCGAGTCATATTCCGACGACAGTACGTCACGGAAGTCGAGCTTCGGTCCATGGCTGAAGTGGCCGGCTGGAAGCGCGATTTCGTCGAAGACGCGTCCAAGACGATGGGCAACCATTACTACTTCAATGACCCGAACCTAGTCCCGACGACGACCATGCTGAACACCAACATCCAGCGCGGCGACAACCTGATCGAGATCGTCTGGGCTTACTACAGGCAGCTGGACAAGGACAACATACCGGCGATCTATTATACTGTCTTCTGCCCTCAGGTCGGTTCGGAGAAGTACGGCATCCAAGAGATGCTAAACTATGCCCACAACCAGTATCCGTTTGTAGAGCTTCGCATGGAGACGTCGCGCCGCGCCGTGACCGAGTCCCGCGGCATACCGGAGTTGTGCAAGACCGAACAGGAAGAAGTCAAAGCTCAGCATGATGCGATAAGGGACAGGACGGCAATCGAAGTCCTGCCTCCCGTCAAGGTAGTTAAGCGCATCGGCGCGCTGAACAGGATCGCTCCCGGTCAGGTGCTTCCCGTCACCAACAAGGACGACTACACTTGGCTTGAGCCCCCGGCCGGCAGGGCGGAATACGCCTTCCAAGTAATCGAGCAGGTCGAGAAGAACCTAGGCAACTATTTCGGCTTTCAAGTCGGAGAGAAGCCCATCGACCCGGTCAAGATACAGATGATGAAGCAGCTTCAGATCGACAACTGGCTGATGTTCTGGACCCGCTGCTTCAGTCAGATGTTCAGCCTATGCCTTCAATACATGCCCGAAGAGGAGATCGTCCGCATCACCGGAACTCCGCTCAAGCAGGGGATGTCAGATATCCACACCCAATATGACCTGAACGTAAGGTTCGACGTCCGTGACGCCGATCCGGAGTTCGTCAGGGAGAAGCTCAAGTCCATCGTCGAAACTGTCGTTCCTCTGGACGTTTCCGGCGTCATAGATCGCGACAAGCTGGTGAAGCTTGTCATCGAGTCGATCAGCCCGGATGCGGCCCGCGAGCTCGTCATCGACAAGGCTACCGCGTCGCAGAAGCTTTACAAGGACGTCACCAGCGATATCGCGCTGATGATGCTTGGCAATGAAGCTCAATACGTCGAAAACGACCCGCAGGCATCTTCCAAGCTCCAGTTCGCTCAGGATATCTTGGCCAAGAACCCGAAGGCCCAGCAGGCCGCACAGGGCGATCGCATCTTCCAGATCCTGCTCGAGAACTACATGAAGCAACTTCAGTTCTCAGTAGAGCAGGAGAAGAACAAGCAGATTGGCCGGGTCGGTGTTTCTCCCGCCTCCGAAAAGATACAGGAGGAGTTCGGCAAGGCCGCAGAAGAAGGCGCAATTCAAGCGCCCGCACCCCAGCAGCAGGCCCCCTCTCCTGATCAACTACTCGCATGAGCCAACCTAAGAACCCCCAAGAAGTGAACATGGCCATCCAGCGCGCGCTGGAGAACCAAAGCCTCCAATGCAACGAAATGTTCAAGGCCATACTCGTGGTCATAGACATGTCCTTGCAGATCGAAATGTCTAGAGTCATGGCCTCAAGTACTGTTGGCGAGGCCCGTATCCATAGCGCCGGCCGTCTGGACGCCCTAAACGACATGCTTGTAGAGCTCCAATCCCGTCGCGACGTGGCTACGGCCGGCACAAATGCGGCTCAAAGCAATTCACCGGGCGTATGACTCTTGTGATTGCTCCCACGAGGCACACATTTTGACCTGTCTCTGCGGACATTAAACGCTGAACCTACATGGAAAACGACCAACAGCCGCAAGCTGAACTCGAACTTGGGAACGAGTCTAATCCCCCCATGAACCAAACCGCGGGACAGGCCGAACCCCGCGTAATCCAAAGCCCGGAAGATTTCTTCTCTCGGGTGCTGTCTGGCGGCCAGACGGAACAAACCACCGGCGAGGAGTCGCCGGAAGCGCCCGAGGCAGAAATGTCGGAGGCAACCACGGAAAGCCAAGAGACCGAACAGCCGGCCGAGCAATCCGCACCCCCCACCAAAGGGATGCAGAAGCGCTTGGATAAGCTGACGGCCCTGAGGCGGGAAGCCGAGGAGCGAGCCCAGAAGCTGGAACAGGAAGTCGCGGAACTCAAGCGATCCAAGGCCGTCGTTAGCACCCAGTCGCCCAATCCATACGTGCAGCTGGAAAGTGAAAGCGATATACAGGCCGAGTTTGAGAAACAGCGAAAAATCCGCATCTTCTGTGAGCGTTACCCGGACGGATACTACCCGGATAATGGTGAGCCGGTGAGCAAGGAGTCCATAGCCAAATCAAAGGTTACGGCGCTTCTGGCCATCGAAGAGCACCTTCCGCGTCAGCTCAACTATCTGAGAACCAAGTCGCAAGCCAAGCAAGTCGCTTCGAGCGAGTTTAAATGGCTTAACGACCCGACGGATGAACGTACGGCCAAGGTGAAAGCCTTTGTCGACGCAGTCCCGGAGATAAAGCGGTTTCCGGATTACGAGATCTACGCGGCGCACATGGTGAACGGACTTACGAGCTACCAAGCTCAGAAAGCCCGAGCCAAACAGCAGCCGGCACGAGTTCCTTTGCAGCCCATGAGTTCGAGCTCCGCTCCGGTGCGCCCCCAAAAGGGCGATCCCACCGAGGCCGCCGCAAGCATGGACCGCTACCGCAGGTCA